GACGGTGAGTGGCAAGATTCTAAATTCAAATTACAATCTATGAGAACAGAAATGGCGTTTTACAAAAGGCTGCTAAAACTAGCAGACCACGAGCATCAAAATGTCAGTCATTGGGGATGGGTATATCCATCAGGAGGACAAACTCAGTTAGATGCTCTTAACAAATACGGTTACGAGCAAAGAGGCATAAACAAAATCTTCTATGAATCTTGCCAAGGTCGTAACGGCTCAACTTATGACAAAAAGATAGAGAAACTGAAAAACGCTCTGTTGACGGCATACTTCGCAAACGACTTTCCTACAAAAGCCAGTGCAGGTAAATGCGCTTGGTGCAATTTCAAATCGATATGTCCCTCTTGGGAGGGCAGTGATGACCCGCAAGAATACCTTGCAAATTATCAGGAGGAAAAACAATGAACAAAGGAATGTTGGGCAGAACGATTGAAACCCTATTGTCTGAAATAGTTGACAGAGATGTAGAAATAACATTCGCACATCTAGGTCAAAGTGGAAAAGACTACAGTGTATCTATCCAAACCACCCTGTATGAGTTCGATGAAAATGTCACTGGACCGAGAGGTCCTATGTACATTACATTGAACAATTTCCTATTACAGGATACAGGCGAACTGCTTAGAGTAATAAAAGAAATTGTAGAAAACAACAGAGAGTGATACTATGAAACTGACCTTCGATTTCCCAAGAGAAGTAATGGAACTTGGGAGTGGGAAGGGAAGAGGCTTTCGTAAGATTGTTAGAAACAGTAACGACTTAGAAAGGTACTGGGCAGGTAAGAACGGCGTATCTAACGCTTACATGACAGTCTATGGTTATAGAGCCACCAAGCAACCTCATAACAACCGAGTTGACTTAGTTACTCCCATAGTTAGACACTTTGTCATGGACTTTGACCCTAAAGATTTCAGACATAAAGACAGACCTGATGTAGAGCCGGAAGTAGCCTTAGAACAAACTGTAAGGCTTCATAATTTTCTATTGAAAGAAAACATCAAACACGGCATTTGGTATAGTGGTGGTGGATTTCATGTATGGGTCGGACTTGACAAACCGTATATGCCTAGCAGCGAAGATAACTTATCTGACATAAAAGAAGCAGGAATGAAACTAATTAGTGACTGGATTCATAAGTTAGATTTGTACTGTTCAGACCCAGCAGTTCCATTCGATACTAGCGGTATGATTCGTATACCTAACTCTTACAATTCAAAGCGAGGGCTTTGGTCTATTCCTTTGAGTACCTCTGACCTTGAGAAAGGAGTGGACTACATTATGGAAAAGGCACTTGACTCAGGTAAAGGTATGATACCTTATGGAGAAAAAGGGCTTGAACTTAAGATAGTTAGAGGTAAAAGTCGAGACAAAATGTTCAATGTCAGTTCAAAACCAATTGATTTACCTACAGTTTCGATGGAAGGAGTTACCATACTACCCTGTTTAAATTCAGCAGCATGTAGAGTAGGGAGTAACCCAAGTCATGATGCAAGAGTGCAACTTGTCAAATTCCTATCTAAACGGTTAAGAAATTTTATACCAGTAGAAAGAATTGATAGAAGTAAATTAGACGAACACGCTGAAACCATAGTGCGTTATATCAGCAGCCTTGAATGGGCTGACTTTGATGAAAGTACGACTCGTTACCAAGTTAGTACTATTGTAGGTACTGAATATCCACAGACATGCTCTATGCTTTACAAGAAAGGTATGTGTTTGGGTAAGTGTAAATATTGGGATAGGACAGGTGCATTTGACGGTGAGGAGGAATGAAGCGTAAACTATTGAGGATTTTTGAACTATCAATAGCAGTAGGCTGTATAATAGTTATACCAGTCCTTTTGATATTTGCAGTTCCTTTAGTTGTCGTTTTGGAAATACTAAGTGGTGATAGGTAATGAAAGAAAACAGATTATACTACAATTACAAAGGGGTTTACTGTCAAAGAATAGTTCGTGCATTGGAAACCGAGCCGCTTACTCTTAATCAAATCATGAATCGACTAAGAAATCAAACCAAAGGAGATGGTAGAATGAGATATAGTAGAAATCCAACCAAGGGTAAGGTAAAGCAAATACTTACCAAATATCCTATTTTCAAATCTTTAGGAACTACAAACGGAAGCAGTGGCCTAGGTCACAGTATGCCAGTCAATCTTTGGACATTATCAGAGGTGGACAGATGAAAGTCAAACAACCACTCATAATAGATTCCAACGAGAGAGGACCACTATGTGACTCTGTTACTCGTGCCGCTGAAAGAGAAGGATTTGCCGTGAAGGTAGAACATCTCCAAGGTATGGGAGATTACAAGGCTGGTAACGCCCACATAGAATGCAAGAGCCTATCTGATTTATTCCAATCAAGCCATAGTGGTCATTTGATGAGGCAAATGGAAAACCTTGATGCAAACTGCGAAAGAGTGTTCTTAGTAGTACACGGTGACATTGCTAAGTATGTATCCATTTCAAACAAACAAGGTAGAAAGGTATCATATTCCAAAGTGATGAATGAACTCTTGGGTACATTCGCAAGAATTACAGCAGATTTCGATTGTCACATTTACAGAGCGAAAGACCATACCGAAGCGGCTATGTTCATCGCTAAACTTCACAGTAAAATGCATAAGCCAGCCAGCAGGCATGGTGCTAGAGCAGTTACAAGAGTTAGCACTAACGATGTAAGAGCGGACATGTTAGTAGCAGTGCCCGGTTTTGGACCTGAAATGGTTCAAAAGTTACTAGATAAGTGCGGGTCGATTGAAGAAATGCTCTATCCCGAATCACTTAAACAGGTGAAGGGATTAGGTGCGACTCTGCGTCAGAGACTACTTGATGTTCTGACCTCAGAAGAGCCAATTACAGTCAAAAAGACATACAAGAAAAGAGGGATAAATTATGATGGAGCACAGGGCAGATAACTATGAATGCGTAAAGAAATACCCCATGATGAAAGGCTATCTTGAGCATTTCAAGCAAGTTAGTATTAATAACGAAATACCGGGTTTGATTTCTTTCTTTTTCATACTGGGTCAAGTTGCAGTTCCTTATGTCAGAATACCCATTTGGGAAAGTAACATAGACCCAAGAGTGAATATGTTTTGGATTCAAGGTACAAGGACAGGTAAGTCTGCTGCCTACCAAATAATAGAAAAGATTCTCAAAGAAACTGGATTAAACAGCGTAGATTGTAATTCAGTTAACGATGCTGCTTTAGTTGGTACACTTGTACCTGACCCTGATTTTGATGGGGCTACAAGAGACGCTCCTCAGATAGTCAGAGAAGGCTTGTTAGGTGGAAGGAAAGGGCTTAACTTTGACGAAGGAAGTGTTATTCTTAAGTCGGGTCAGCATAATGAAAACACCACGCTTTATTTACAGTCTGCTCTGAACTCAGCAGGGACTGGTCGTAATTATGTTACTAAGCACATGGCAAGAGACAGTTTTAGTGTAAAGTCAGAGGTGTCGCTGTGGATTACTACTTATCCACCAAAAGGTATCAAAGAGCATATTCTTGACAAAGGTATATTTCAGCGTGTACTTACTTACTGGAGACATTGGACACTTGAAATGAAGAAGGAAGTTAACAGTATACTTGCTGACGGTAGATACTCCTCTGCCAAAACAGAAGTGTCTTTTGAAGAAGTCGTGGACTTTTTCAAAGAAATGAAGAGAGAACTAAAAAGAAGAGTATTGACACTGGCTGACATACCTCCTTTAGCATGGGAAGAAATGACTGATGATGACCAAGAGCAGATAGTTATGGATTTGTGCTGTAGAAAGAAAATAATGTTTACAATTGACGATTCTTACAAACCTGCGCTAAATTCTGCAATTCAAGATTACTATGACATAGTAGAAAAAATGAGTCCCGATAAACAAGATATTTGTTCTTCTTTTATCATGGGTTTGCAAAATTACACAGACATATTGGCTCATCATTTCGCTATGGTAGAGGGTACTTGGATAGTCAATGGTGACCACATAGATATGGCTAAGGAAATTTTACTTGACCTTTATCAAAACTTAATCCAGTGGCTTGAATCTGAAATCAACATCGGCGCTGCTGCTGCTGAGAAAAGTAAAATGCAAAATTACTGGAGGACTGCGTATAACAAATCAGAACTGTTCGACTTCGATGATAAGCGTGGCTTTGGCTGGGCACAGAAGAAGGCAGTCATGGACTCGTTTGGTAAACTGGCTAACTACAGCAGCCATGCGTCAGTCAATGACAAATTCAAGTTGTATGGAGAAGAGATGTTTAAAGAGACTCGTGAAGGAGTAAGGGTTTACATCAAACTCAAAGAAGAATACAAGAAAGGTGGTAAGAAGTGACTACCGAATGTGTAATATGTGACACCAAAATAGGAGATAACATCGGGGGACATTTTGTAGGCATGCATCATAGAAATGCTGTTATAATCTGCGACTGGTGCAAGATGTGTATGGAGGACTTACTATGACCAATATGCTCGCACTTGACATTGAAACTGCCAACTTTTCTCACGAAATAGGAGGGTGGGGTCAAAGCCATCTTTTTGAGCCGACCATAGTTGCTACTTGGAACGGTGAACAAGGTACAGTTTACTCTAACGAGCCTATCAAGAAGTATCTTCCCGAAGGAACAGTAATCAAGAAACTTCATCCTAAAGAAATAGGAGAGGATTTAGCAAAGCATGTATCAGAAGGAGGGATGATACTGGGTCATAATCTCAAGAAATTCGATTTGCCAATAATCAGAGATGCTCTTGATTGTTGGACAGCAGGTGACATACTGGCAAAGTCAGAGGAACAAGTGTTTGATACATCTGTTCTGCTGAAAGGTATAGTAGGTCACGCAGTGCCTTTATCTGATGCGTGTTATCATACTCTTAACAAAGGTAAACTGATGAATAGCCACGATGCACCTATAGAGTGGCGTAAAGGTAATTATGACAAGGTAGCGGAATACTGCCTAAAGGATGCTCAACTAGTATACGAACTATGGGAACATGGTTTAAACGAAGGCTTTGTAAAAGCGAGGTGTCGCCATACTGGTGATATAAAAGAGTTTGAAGTAGACTGGTGAGGAGGGAACTTAATGAACGAAAATGAGGGAAACACAAGTGCAGTAGTGCACAATATAAGAGCAGCAAAGCGAGCAGTAGCAACGGTCAAGACAACTCTTGGTCCTATGGGTATGGATAAAATGATGGTTGATGCCGGAGGGAATGTAATAGTGACTAACGATGGAGCAACCATCTTACAAGAGTTAGACATTAGTCATCCAGCAGCAAAGATGGTAGTTGAAGCAGCAAACACTCAAGAAAACATGTGCTACGATGGTACAACTAGTACAGTCGTGTTAGCAGGTGAATTACTTGGTAACAGTGAATTATTGTTTAACAAAGGTCTACATGCTAACATCATCTGTCGAGGATATAGACAAGCGTCGAGATGGGCTACAGAACATATAGGTAACCTGACCATATCCGCTGACAAGCATTTGGTAAATGTCGCTAAAACATCAATAACAGGCAAAGCGTTAGAATCCAGCATAGACCATGTAAGTGAACTATGCGTAGATGCTGTCAAGACCGCAGGTGGAGAATACGAGCGTATTCGTGTACTTTGTCAACCCGGTGGTAGTTTGGATGATTCATCTTGCTTTAGTGGAGTAGTTCTACATAAAGAATTCATGTTACCAGCAATGCCGCTTGTTCCTACAGGTAAGGCTCTTTTGATTAACACTGGCTTGAGTGACATAAAAGGTGATGACAATATTCAACTTAGTTTATCTTCTGCTAGCGAATACCAGCAGTACAAGCGACAATCAGGCCGTGAGCAATGGATAGACAAGGCTCAGTTAATTATCGATTTATTACCCGAAGGTGGAGTAGTATTTGTCAGAGACAGCGTAAACGAAGTTGTTGCTGCCGCTCTTGCAAAGCAAGGTATTTCTCTTGTACATAGAATTCCTGAAAGTGATATGACCGCTCTGTCCAAACTACTCGGTGCGCCAGTATCACATAGCACTGATGATTTGACGGAAGCAGTTGATTGTAATGTAGAATGCAAGACAATTGGTGACATGAAGTATGTTATAGCAAAAGGCGAAGGAGAAGTTACCACTCTCATCCTAAGAGGTGCTACAAAGCAAACTCTTGATGAAACAGAGCGTGGTTTTGAAGATGCACTTGGTGTAGTATGTCTTGCTTACAACAGTGATAAAGTCGTATCAGGTGGAGGCTCTTCTTATCTGAATGCAGCCATACACTTGAGGTCGAGGGCAGCAGAGGCTGGTGGCAGAGAACAAATGGCTATTGATGCGTTTGCTGACGCATTGGAGTCTATACCTGCTACTATCGCCGAGAATGCTGGTCACGACCCATTAGATACTATTCTAACACTCAGAAACGAGCATAACTTAGGCGACCCTCATATGGGTCCTGATATTGAAAACGGTGGTGCTTGTTCTATGATTGACGCTGATGTTTACGAACCACTGGACTTAGTTAAGCAGGCTATTCAATCAGCAAGTGAAGTTACCATTAGTATTCTGCGCATTGATGACATTATCGGCAAGCGTGGTGACTAATACTTCTCAGCCCTTTTTCTAAGATAGCGAGAGAAACGACCACCTGTACTTTTTGCTACAGTCTTGGTCTTTCTTTTGCGTTGACCTTTGAAACCGAGTTGACCATGGAATCTAACATAGTCACAGAAAGGACACTGATGTAGCACTACCTTTTCGCCGCTGATGTAATTACCAGCGATACTAAGAGGCAAAGCGATTCGGTTACAGTTCTCGCATTTCTGTTTGAGATGTTCGATGAACCTACCCATAATAAGCACCTATCAATCAGATACTATCCAGTTGTTAGAACCTATCGCTATACATGTAGCGATTTTAAATGTCGCTAAGGTATAGTCAGACCCTGCTCCATTTATGTTGTTTCCATTTCGGCCAATAGTGATATTCCCACCTGTCGTATTTAGAATCGTATAATATTCACCAGCCGTTGATGTTGATGGTAAAGTAATATTTCCTGCACATATGTTGTATCTACCAGCATGGTCTGCTTCTGTTAGAGTAGTACTTGCTGATACTGATACAGTAAGTAGCCTAGTGTTTCTAAATGTACCACCTGTAAGAATATCGAGAGTGGCATCAATAGTAGTGGGAGCATGACCAATTCCTACTTTGTCTGCGCTTGAGTCAACTCTAATCATATTTTGGTTACCTGTGCTTTCAACTCTAAGGTCAGCATCTTGACCGTCTTCATTAAGAATAGTCTCAGTAGCAGCAATAGTAAGTCGTTTCTTCATTGTACCTGCCATCTTAGTTCTAAGGTGCATTTTACCGCTTTCTGACCCTGTAGTTGCTACTTGTGCCTCGCAGAAAATATCAGCATAATTTCCTCTTGTGAGAGTAGTCCAAGATTGTGAAGGTGCGCCTCCCGTTGCAGGGTCATCATCAGTAGTTACACCTCTCCAAATCAAATGCCCTAAGTCATCCCCATTAGTAGGTGTAACACTGTTTCTATACAATGCTACATCAGGAGCAGCACTTGCACTATCATCTGTTGTTTCAAATAATGCAGCGTAATTTACATCAGTAGTCTTAACATGTAATTTTCCCGAAGGATTGTTTAATCCAATTCCAACTCTCGCTACATCTGCATCAATTCTCATTATTTCTGTCGAAGCACCTCCATCATTTGCTTTGAAGATAATATCTTTATCTTGGGTTACATTCTCAATTATAACATCATCAGAAGATGTAGACAGTTTCAAGTCAGTTCCTACTGTAACTCCTGATTGTAATACTAATGTAGACTCACCTTCGACTGCTGCAATTGCCTCTGCGTCTGTATAAGCCGAAGCCGATGTAGAAGAAACAAGTAATTGCTTCCAATTAGTACCATCATAAATAAATCTACCAAAACTACCTAATGGTATGTTTACATTTGTTGGGCTGGCACTGTGACCTCCTGATGTTGAATCAAAGTGAAGATTATGCGCTCCACTCGCATGATATATTTCCACGATATGCCCTATAGGGAAAGTACCAGTTGGATTAATTGTTCTGTTGTTATCGGTAGTTACGACCCATACATTACCTTCGTTGAATTCAAAGGTAACATTGCCACTAGTAGTTATCACTTCTAGCCTGTCCGGTCCTAATATATGCGTATTGGTTACAGGGGTTGTGTTCAGATTTCTAGGTATAGCAGCGTAAATAGCAGCATGTTGGTTACCTGCTACATCGTCTCTATGACTTTGCCAAATAGCGCCGAAGGTACTTCCTGCTAAATCTCCATTTTCAGGTGATGGGAAGAATCCATCAGGACTAGTTACGATATTAGCAGCATCTACATTTCCTATAGAACCCTTAGTCATTGGAGTTAGATAAACAGGAGATTGCCTAATGAATGCTCTTCTGTCGTTGATGGTAGGACTTGTGCTGAGTGAACTAGTAACGCTACCCGCCCCTCCTGTCATAGAGTATCTAAGAACTGCCAAAACGCTAGTTTGATGATTCAAATCTGTATTACTAGTTATACTTGGATTAGATAAAAATCTGTTAGGAATTAAAGGAGTACCAGTAGATGGAGCAGCAGGTGTTCCCATTTCGTACATAAGATGCGCTTCGGGCGTGTTTCTACCAACGAGATAAACCACAACAAATACATCACTGTTATCAGCAGGTACGCTAGGTAAATCACCGCTGTGGTTAGCACCGCCTCCAGTAGTTCCTATGACGAATGTTTCATGACTGCCCGGACCATTAGCGAATTTATACAGCACTCCATCTAGTACACAATATCCCCCGTAGACTTTTAACTCACCTTGGGTAGCAGTCGTCTCTATAAAACCGGGCGTATTGGCAATGATACTGTTTCTGAGAGAATCTCCCTTTGCACCGTCACCTAGTCTAAGTATACCGTTGCCATGTAAACCTTCGTAAAGATTAGTCAGACTTGGGCTGGTCAACCCATCTCCGTCTCTCAAACCTTGAGAATTATTTGTCATTCCACTTGCACTTGTGTGCCCTGCTTTTGGATTGGTCATACTGTCACCTCTATTATTGCTGAGAATTGAATTTCGTTATTATTGTTCTTTTGTATAGCATTGTAGGTATATCTCATAAAGTCTGTAGTATCAGTTGAATCTGATGGATTTTTGTAACGAATAACAACTTCCCTCAGAGGGCGGGTGAAGGTAGTGTCTAATGCTAGTTTCGCTTCTACTATCAATGTATTATCATCAACGACTCTGACATTAGGAGTTACCACCACCGCAGGGTTACCTACACCACCATCTTGTTGAGTGGCAATAGTTCCGTCAAATCCAAAAACTACTTCGTTTATTCTATCTTTAAGCGTGTCAATCAAAAATCTTGTTCCTTCATCTAATAATGGCAAATCATCCCCTCCTAGAGTTCAAGTAATTACTGTGTACAGTTCCTATCTTCAAACTAGAGTTTCTTGTTTCAGGATTAGTTTGTGTAGATATTATGAATATTTCTTCATTATTATCAATAGGATGCACACTTGCTGACTTAATCACCACTGTAGTTGCACCTACTCCGGCTAAATGAATATGGCCTAGTTTGTTACCGTTTGCAGTATAAATTGCTTGATTATCAGTAGCAAAAGCAGAGTTTGCAGCAGTTCCGTCTGTGGTAAATGAAGTTGTACCTATAGCGTAACCACCTCCGTTGTTAATCAGCACCCCTGTGCTTTGGAAGAAGATATTGCCGTGTATAGAATTGCGCTTGTTCATACCTAGGGTGTAACCTACACCACGATTCATGTCTACTCTCTCAGATATTTGCCAAGTTACTTTGACTTTGAATCCAAAAGATGTAGAAAATTCTTCTGTAGAAAATTGTCTATTTCTTTCATCATTGGCTTGTATACTACCACTCACATCTATTTCTTGGAAACGCTGCAATACATCTTCTAATGTTACATCTACAGAATTAACATGTAGTTCGCTCATTCTTGTATCTAAGTCAAATCTAGTTCCTAGTAACATGTATCTTTCGTTATCAGTTCTCGATTGGTAAGATACCATATCACCCGGATGCATGTGTGTAGCAGATAAAACATCTACTAACTTACGAGAGCCTGTAGCATTCTTTGCCATCTTTAGCATACGCTGTCCTATTAACTTGGCACTAGCCTTGGTAACGGCAGTAGGGGCGTGTATACCACCCGGTACTTCGTTTACACCAGTTTCTTGTCTACCGAAGTCATCTACTTGTACTGTATTCTGATGATTGTTGGCTCTTGCTTTTCCTCTAACTATGACTCTGTTAGGAGTAGTTTCGTTATTGTCATCGACAGTGCCTCCTATTACCCTGTTCTCAGTCAACAGATATTCTCTTTCAATTCTATTCTGAGGGAAATAGCAGACATTCCCATACCTATCACCACGAGGGCTATAGCCATCGTGCTTTGCAAGGTATCTAAGTGCGCTGAATGCCTCAACACCATAGAAGTCTTGAGCAAGGAAAGTAGAACTTGGTAGCCTCGCTCTCACTCCGTTGATTGATGAAGTGTTTGCTTTTGCTACTCTAACTGCCAAGTCAGAAGTTCGCAAGCCCACGCCCACTTTCTGAGCAAAACGGATGGTTTTATTGGTGAAGCCGATGTTGGCTAAGTCTTGTCCTTTTAGATTCTCAACCAAATACCTCGTACCTTTGTTAGCGTCTTTTATCTGAGATACCACTAACGCTTGGTCATTGTTTTCAGCACCTACTAACAACGCAGGCAGTGTACTGGAAGTACTTACTTTGTCTTTGTCAAAGTAAACTGCGCCCTCGTATTGCATGCTATCTGTAGGGTTGTGAAGCAAACGGACAGTATCCTCTTCCTCAATTAACTTGTACTTTCTCTCAGCGGTAGGAACGAAATCTGTAGCAGTAGGTTTGTTAACAGCAAAACCTGCTTTGACTCGTGTGTACTCACCATGTCTGACAGCGTTATCTACGAAGCGTGGCTTACGCACGACCTTCATAACAGAATCTTGGTCGGCATCAAAGCGACCAGTAACTGTGTTCTTACCTACTGCCATGTTTACTCCTCTTTGTAGGGGCTAATTCCCTCTGTCACTAAATACTGAGGCGGTATTGTTTGAGGGAACATCGCTATATTTGTTGAATCAACTATATCCACAGGAACAGAGTTGTCTTTTGGCGCTCTGATTCCCACTATTGAAGGTGGCGACCTTGGTCGATTTACAGTTTGCGTTCCTATTCCAAATTTGTGTTTATTTGCGTAATACCTTGCTAAGTCTATGTCACTTGTAGCATAAACTGCGTTACCGTAATTACCAAACGAAGGCTTTAGCCCTGTAGATTGGATAGTAGGTATATATCTTTGACCGGTACCATGATAATACATCACAGGTCCATGAGGACTTGGTAAATCAGGATGAAACTCACCAAGCGTAGTCTGACGCTTTAGTAATATCCAAGCCTCATCCATCGGTGTCATGCGCCTCACTCCCCACTATGGTCACCCGTATTATAAGATGCGTCCTCTTTACTACCCTTCGGGTGTAGGGTTTGACTGAATCTCGGTTGCACTTCGTAATCACCTTCATCGTCATCTACTGACTTTCTACTTGCATCTGCTCTGAAATGCTCAAGTGTATTCTCAGACATGACTACTCTCGCTACAGGTGAGCGTATGTCACTCTTATCATAATCTGTAACATCTACTCCTTGAATCTTAGGTCCTTGACTATCAGGTACAGTTAGACTTGTACCGGGCACTATGTTGTAAACAGGAGCGTAAGGTGGACTACTTGGAGTTCCTGTGCGAGCAGATGGTGCATCGCTGGTAAACATACCGTACTTACCGCCAGCAGTTGCTCTGTAAAAGTTAGCATTCTCTTGAGGGCTGCTTCCCTTCAAAGCAACATAAGGTCTGAACATTTGACTGTGCTTGTAATCTAATCCATAAGCAGGTCTGTACAAGAACTGTATAGTGCTATCTGTATAGTTGATATTTTCAAGTATTGGGTTGTGATTAGCGTCTTGATATGGATTAGATGACGAAGATACACCAGTTTTACCCCATCCCTTTACATCTAAAATACCAGCGTGTTTACTCCACTCCATGACATATGTTCCACCAAGAGGCCACATTGCATGAGCATTAGAGTGCTTGACCACACCAGTTACTGGTTGCGCACTCCAGTTCAAAGCAGTCATGTCTAAGTCCTTTAGAGTCCTACTACCTACATTATATGCTCCTCTAACACTGGTTCTCTGACCTACTTCTCTGTCAGTGTGTAGGCTAGCCGCCTCTGTTGACATAACTACATACTCACGAGATGTACCGTCATTTAATTCAGCGAGAGTATCTACATCTAATCCTAACCTCACATCGTTTCTTGACACTGGTTCTGCACCACGGTCATCTGCGTTAACAGTTTCAGTAGCCTCGCCTACCTGTGCGCTTGGCTTGAGTAACCCATCATCAGAGTTCAAATCAACTCTGTCGCTGATACCTCTTTCGATTTCTCCAGCCTGAGCAGCGTCATTACTTGGTCTAATCAACCCTTGTCCGAATATTGGCTCGGCAGTGCTATGAGATAATACCAATCCTGTAGCATCGTGGTTTTCACTAACTGCCATCAGTAGGCTTTCGTTAAAGACAGTAGGCCATCTGACACCTCTACCATCTCCACGGTCACCTACTCTCAGTGCACTGGCTGGATTGAACCAGTCTGCTGTTCCCATGTTAGTACCATCGTTATTGGCAGAGTTGTCACTACCGCTATGTCTGTCAGTTCCATCTCCTCCAAATATGTTATGAGCAGCAGGTCTGTGAGTAACATTAGTATCTTTGTAAGCATCTTCGGGGTCCCACGATGGTCGCAATCCAAATCCTCTTACAGGGAAACGCCTAACATCTTCACCACGAGTATTACCCCACCAGTCAATCATGTAAAATCTATGAGCATTTGCCAACTCTTCGATACCTTGTCCAGCCTCATCGTTAGGGAACATTCGGGTAGTAGTAGACGCATTTCTTAGAGTTCTAACAGGGCAACCGAATGGTCCTGTCATTCTTCTTCCATCGCTATATCTGACTTGTCTACCGATTTGGTCTTGTCCGATTAGACTTGAAACTTGGGTTAGTCTCTCAAGTATACCTACATACATTGCATCAAAGTTTTGGTCACTTTGACCACTATCCGAGCCTACATAATCCCAGCCATTTGTCTTAGAGTCGTGTTGGATTAGTGGACCGTGGTAATATCCAAGCATGGCGTTGCTATTTGCTACTTCTAACCAACCACGCACATAAGGAGACCAACGAGGGCGATTGTATAACTGGCGCACTCCCATACGGTATCCAAAGCAGCGGTTTCTGTCATTTGGTAAAGACAGTGTAGCGACACCAGTAGAGTCTTGGTATGTTTCACAATCCATGCCAAATGTATCACTACCCCATCCAATCAGAGAATGACCATAGGATTCTAGTCTACTCACTCCACCTCCACCGTGAGAGCCGCCCGGCCAAAAGCCGAAGAAGTTGTATTTGTTTGAACTGACTGTGCCACCTTGGTGATTCAGTGTACCTGAGCCGTCTACTTTTGCATCGATTTGAGCAGCAGTTTGTAGCGTACCGTCATGGCTCAGTGCAGTTCCTGCATCATTATCATGGTCATGAGGAGGCACTACCCATTTCATAGCAAGTGCGAATGGACCTTTACTTGCTACATAATTGAAATCCTGATAGTGTATAGTTTCAAAGTGCTCAGGAACATGATTGTATGCCTTTTGGTCTACAGGAGTGTCAGCAGTCCCTGCCTTAGTATAGAAGGCTCTACTGCTGTCATCACTGTACCAAGTGAAAGGTCTACCTAAGTTAGGATGCCACATGCATAAGAATGCATCTGCTGGATTCAGTGAATTAGTATCTCTGCTACCAGCCTGTATCTGACTTAAGTTTCTTGTCAATGCACTTGTTTCCAAGTCTGTATAAAGCGTATCAGAGTTTGCATTATCATAAGGTCGGCTAAGTCTGAGTATATCATTGGCTGCTAAAGCAGACCAAAATGCTGCATCTGCTGTAACTCCTGAAAAGGTAGTACTTGCTCCTAAAGTAGCATGAGCGAGAGTACCAGTTCTATTACTGTATGTTGCTGTGTACCTTACTCCGTTCTTTATCAACTCTAATACTTCACCGTAGTAAGGTACTACTGGGAACAAGTCATTGTTATCTACAGTGATAGTAGAAGAACCGTTGGTGCTAATAACTACACAGTTTGGATTGAGGCTTCTTAGTCTCTTATGTGGTTCATATATATCAAGGAATGTAGTAGGATAACCCGCAAGCGTCAATTGTGCACCTACGCAGCCGTAGTTTGCTCTACATAGTTCGTAGTAATTATCAGGCTTGTGCCATTCAAGATGTTTAAATTTATTAGCGCCTGTTGCCGTGGCACCATCTTTGTGTAGAATACCCCACCAAGGTATATTCACTGTTCTACCGGGTGTTGAACTTTCAAACATATTTGGTCTGTAAGGTAGACTTCTTCTTGTAAAGGAAGGACTGTAACTTTCTTGAACACCTAGTGGATTGTAAAGTGCCAAGGGAGGTAGGTTAGTAAAGTGACTACCTGCATCGGGTTCAATATCTAATATTATTTCATTCAGTATTACTTCACAGCCTCTTACATCTGCCATAGTGGCCTCTGCTAGAATTAGAGCATATCCTCCTCTTGTCGATACATTCTTTTCTATTGCAATGACAGTATTGACTTGTTGCCCTGTAAGTTCTACAACCGAGCCGTCAGGTACATCTGTAGCAGGACCGTTAGCATGGAATCCTTTCAGTTGCTGCTTAAACACATTCGGCTGAATGATAATCTGATAAGCGCCTACTTCAAGCGGGTCAGGGAAATGGTTGTTAAATGTATAAGACGACGCTGCCTCTAACACAAGAGTGTGGCCGCCTGATGCATTTACATTACCTGCATTAGTGCCCACGGATGCTGCAATCCCGTAACCTTCGTACTTGAGTTTGGTTTCAGTTAGTAGTGTAAATGCTCCTCCGTGTATATCGCTCGGACTAAATGCGGCTGATGGAGTGGAGAACCATATAAGTGGGTCACGACCAAATCCTTGGTTGTCCAAGGTATTAGTACCACTAGTTCTTGCAGTCTCAAGCGTACCTACTAAGGCATCTTCGATAGGGTCATGGCTTGAACTCTTACAAGACCTATTCAAATCGTACAGTCTTTGATAAGCAGGGTGTGCATAGTGACCGGGCATTAATGCCATTGTAGGGGTAACATAGTGATGACCCATCCTTGGGATTGGCATAGGTGTCATCTTAGGAGCAGTTATACTTTCATGAGGTACTGACGGGTCTGCCATATTACCTGTAGATGTTGGTAGATTACTATACATGTTAAACCAATCTATTTTCTTCATGTCGGGACTTGCACCACTGTATTCACTATGGTCACGCAATCTTCTCGCTGCAAACATACGAGTGCTACCCGCAGGCATATAGTAACTCGGTACAACTTTCAGCCCACTTTTGCCACTAATAAAAGACTTAAAGTCAGGCGATACTACTACACCTGTAAATTTATTTGTACCCTTTCCTGTATAAGATGCTAGTACTCCTTTGTCTGTAGTAGGGTCGTATACTCTTAGGAAATAACGACCTCCACTTTGTTCACTTGCATCTAACCATGTAGCGACCTCCGGTGTGGTAGTAACATCGATTTCATTATTTGCCTCATCATAAGCACTAAATGACAACTCGTCTACATCGTATCGATGAGTCATAGATATACCCATGCGTGTTACATGGAAGAATAGACTTCTGTCATGCGGCTCATATGCAGACTTCAAAGGAGCGTTGTCGGTATAATCTGACCAACCTTCACTGGTAGAAGCAGGGAACTTTAGACGACTATCGCTCTTTGTCACAGACACATCAGATGCATCTTGGCTCAAATGTTCCCAGCCATTATTTTCCCATGTAGGCCAAAGTCTTGGACCTGAGTATTCGTTATTGAAAATCTGCCTAATGTTAGTAATGTTCTGTGCAGGGTGCTGTAACCCACCTGAACCAAATGTTTCATTTTGATACGCTTGTATTCTGTCAAACCCTGACCTTACTATTATGTTACCGGGAATTTCGTCAGGGTTAGGTAACCTAATTTTCAAATTAGGATTAACACCTGCTCCTGCCAAAGCAGGGGCTAGTCCTTCGACCTCTCTATCACTGATATGTCTGAAATCCATTATTACTGTACCTAGAGGAGAGCCTCCTTCCAAACGATGCTCTTGACCTGTGTCATCGATTACTTGAACGCTTTCAAACTGTACATGTTCGTTTGGAATTAACAATGCGTTTCTTATCTCTAAAGGATGCTCACTTGCTAGTTGAGGATGACCTAACTCTTGTGCTTGGATAACAGGGAACATGGCAGCATTGGTAGTTTCAAACGAGAATCTTACATTTCCAAGAATCTTTTCACCGACTGTTTTGTAATCCGAACCGTCTTTTCGCTTCACCCAAGGTATCATACCAAGTCCACGAGCATTGACGGCAGGCATTGTAAGGCTTCCACCATCCATGCGCTTCCATACAACATGTTCAGGTAAGAAGTTACGAGCAGGGTGTCTATCACCGTAGTATCCAAATAAGCCAGTGTGAGGGGAGGCAGTTATGTCCAAGTAGTGGTCGTGATTACTTACTCCCACACATTCCACTCCGTATGTACCTGCACTTTCGTGGAATGCTGAATTTTTAACGACCGATTCATCCCAAAACAAATCACCTGTTGGATAATTACAAGCGTTGGCTCTCACCATATCTCCGCTTTGTATTGTTCGATGTAGTTCGCCATCTGTAGGAGCGGAAGCCGATGCGGGGTAATCACCTGATGCAGAGGGTCTAGTGTAACCGCTGTGCATCTGTGCTTCTACATGAGGTCCAGCAGTAGCAGGTCCAACATATCTACTCTTATTGTGCACCTTCCCAGTATCCCAAGCAATAGTTCCTGCATTTGCTAAACCACCTGTCTGCTTTACCATTAACCAGTCACCGCTACAAGTAATACCATCTCTGTCCGCTTTGGCAATAAGTGGCAATTCACTTTCATGAGTAATTGCAATTAAGTGTCTACTGGACAAGCCTGTTACACAGTAGTCTTGGT